TTTGGTGGTACATGGTTACGCACTTCTTATAATACTCATGGAGGAGTCCATAAAACAGGTAAAACACCATTTCGTAAAAACTATGCAGGAATAGGATTTATTTACGATGAAGCAAGGGATGCTTTTTATGAACCAAAACCTTATCCATCTTGGACACTAACTGAAGATACCTGTCAATGGAATGCACCTACTGCATATCCAGATGATGATAAGGCTTATAACTGGAATGAAGACACAACATCTTGGGATGAAACAGAATAATCGGACATTTTTGTACGAAAGATGTTTAATAGGAATGAGATTAAAGTTGGTTTTAATGAGTTTACATATAGTGAAATTTATAAACAAATATGTGATGTATACCCAATAACCCCGGCTAAAAAAATAGAAAAACCGTGGTGGAAGATAATGAAGACACATTATGAATTATTTTTCCACAATAGAAGACGAGAATTTACAAAAAAAGACCCAACAATAAAATATTGTCCTGGGATATATGATTTTACAAATTATGGTTACATAGTACCTGCTTGGCAAGATTTTCAATTTTTTGTTGATGATGAAGGTCGTATAGACCTAATACAACCTTTAGCAATGGAAAAAGTAAATAATGTAAAAAGTCATTCTAAAGAACAAGTTGATACTTGCCCAATATTAGATAATTCGGCAAATGATATTTTAAAAATAGTTTCTCCTTGGCTTATAAGCACTCCTGCTGGAACCAGCTTGATGATGTGCAAACCATTTTATCATTATTCAAATGATTTTGATGTATGTCCGGGGGTACTGGATAGTGACATAGAATTTTTATTGCCGAATCACGAGATTAATATTATGTTGAGGTTCAATGTAAAAAACAAAGTAATACATATTAAGGCTGGTCAACCATTAGTTCAATTAATACCATTTAAAAGGACAAATTGGAAATTAAAATCTTGGCAAATAGACAAATCTTATAAAGATAAGATAATTAAAAATCTGATCAAAACAGATAATAGATTTGAAAAGAGGGCAACTGATAAAGATAGTATGAGGGATTTTAGGCAAGATGATTCTAATAAAAAATTTGAATAAAATGAATGAAAGTACACAAATCACTATTCGGTGGAGGTGGTAATGCGGTTGAAAATAGGAAACTTCTCAACTTTTGGGCAAGATTCACAATTTCAATTGCCAACGCTGTCACGTTCCTTGCGTTATTATGGCTATTGTTTTATGCAGACGTTAAAGAAACATCGAGAGACTTGGTTAATATCCTTGTGGGTGCTTATGTGGCTGTGTTGGCAAAGTCTACGGACTATTGGTTCAAAGATAAAAGGGATGTTGAACATGAAGAAGGAAGGGATGATTGATGGCATTACATGAGGATATACAATCAGTCAGTGAACACCAACTTTACAAAACCCTTGCCCCTCTTGTCAGTGTAGCCTTAATCGGAATAGTCGGCTGGTTACTAACTAGCATTATGGATTTAGAGAATAAGGCCTTGAGGAATGAGCAGTCAATTATTGTCATCCAGAGTGATTCGGACGATGTATGGGATGACATAGAAAAGTTGCAAAGTGATGTGACAAACATAAGAATATACATAGGTAACGGATATAATAACCCACATGATAAATAAGAAGAAAGGATAAAATGATCGGTCTATTAGCACCTGTAATCGGGGGTGCAGTCAAAACGATGTGTATTTCCATGTTGAGCGAAAAGTTGCTCCAACAAGTTATTTTAATACTTCTGCGAAGGCTTGTAGAATCAACTGAGAATAAAGTAGATGATAAGATTCTAGAAGCATATGAGAAGAGTATTAACGTCTGAGAAAGACTCATTTTACTTTCCAGGCGAAAATTTGGAACTATTATCCTTGTGGGGCTAACTATGTACATTACAAAAAACTTCACAACTGATGAGATGGCGTGTTCCTGCTGCGGTAAGGCAGAAATGGACGGTGAGTTTATGCGTATACTCCAATCGATCAGAGATGAAATGCAACGTCCGTTAAAGATAACATCGGGGTTCAGATGTGAAAACCATAATCAGAGAGTTTCATCCACAGGGAAAACGGGACCCCATACTTACGCCAAGGCAGCAGATATATTAATATCAGGTGCAGATGCAATGAGGCTCTTTGCCGTTGCACAGAGGCATGGAGTAAGTGGAGTAGGTATGAGCCAAAAAGGTGACCACAGCAAGAGGTTCGTTCATTTGGATGCTTTGTCCCCTGATGAAGGACCAAGGCCAACTGTCTGGACATATTAAAATGACTGACGAAGAGATTAAAGATCATCTCAAGAGACTTAAAAAACTTCACGATGAAGCCAGAAAAAAATAAATGGAAATTGTCCTTGAGCTTGATTGCGGTCTTGATGTTGAGTTTACCCCTGAGTGGGAAGGAAACAACTCCGTCCATCCCAAAGTTCTCTGGTGCTTACAACACGGCTCAGATCAGGAACTTGTGGATGGGATGCTCGAACGCAATCTTAAAAATAGACCCGTATTCACAGACCCGGATACAATACTGCGACTGCAGCGTTGACACTTTTAGGGAAGACTATCGTGATCCTAGTTATTTTGATAATATGACTATCCAAAAAAATAGAGAACTTTCGACTGTTTTAAAACTTTCCTGTAATGAATGGAGGCTTAAATAATGCCTTTAATGCCAATAAAGATACAACCTGGGTTCTTCAGGAATGCCACACAATACCAAGCAAAAAATAGATGGTACGATGGGAATCTGGTAAGATTTTCAGAGGGTAGATTAAGACCCATTGGTGGATGGCAGAGACTAGCAGATTCTCCTCAAATTCTTAAAAAAGGTGCAGTCAAAACAGTAAAGATTACAACCGCAGGAACAGGGTATTCTGGCAACGGGACATTATCTGCAACTGGTGGAGGAGGTAGTGGATTTGCAGGGACCTATGCTGTCGGGTCAGGGGCAGTAACGAGTATAGTTGTTACAAATTATGGATCGGGATATACGTCAATTCCAACAATAGTTCTGTCAGGCTCCACTTCTGGTACAGCCTGTGTAATAACACCAGATATACATTCTGGCGTTGATCCTATTAGGGGTCTACATTCTTGGCGTTTAAGTACAGGTGCTAGATACCTTGCAGTAGGTACAGTCCAATCTTTAAGATTATGGGATGGTTCGCAAAGTTCTGGAACCAATGCCCCCGTTTTTGATATAACTCCTGCCTCTGTCCCAACGGGCAATATTAAATTTACAGACCAAGATGATTTTCTAATACCAGGGTTAGGGTTTGGCGCACTTGAATATGGTGGGGATAGGAACCTAGATGGATCGGGGGGTACATCCTCTGGGGGGGATACTTACGGGACACCTCGTTACCCAGCCGTAGACCCCTCTGTAACTGATGCGGATGCCTACCGGGATAATTTTGCCAGCGTTTGGAGTATGGATAACTTTGGCGATAATTTAATAGCTTGTCATTCTGGGGAGGGTACAATTTGGTATTGGGATATATCTGGAGTTTCATTTAATAACGCAAATCAAACTGCCACAGCAGCAGTACCTTTAAAAGATATTTCAGGGAATGATAGTAATTGCCCAGTAAACAACGTGGGTGTTCTTGTTACACCGGAACGTCATATTATGGTTCTAGGTGCAGGTGGTCAACAACGTAAGATTGCTTGGGGCAGTGCAGAGTCTTTGACCCATTTTGGTCCGACACTTACCAACACCGCAGGGGATATTGAACTATCTACTAAAGGCCGAATCGTAGGAGGATTCAAGACACGTTACGGGGTCTTGATTTTTACCACTTCTGACGTATGGAAGACAAACTATCTTGGTCCTCCTTTTGTGTACGGTATAGAGAGGTTGACCGAAGGGGGCGGTCCGGTAGGGATGAAGTGTATCGCTGGCTCCGCAGACTTTGTTGCATGGATGAGCCGTGGTAGATTCTGGTCATTCACTGGTGGTTATATTAAAGAATTAAATTCTGATGTAGCCGATTACATCTTTTCAGATATAAATTTAGACATAGAGGGTCTGATAGCAGCAGGTCACAATCCAGAATTTGGTGAGATAACCTGGTTCTATCCTAAAGAAGGAGATTCAGTTTGTACAAGATATGTTACATATTCGTACCGTGAGCAGCATTGGACTACAGGGGAACTGGAAAGGACAGCACTAGAATCCTCAGATGCTTTGGGATACCCTGTTTGGGCTGGAGCAGATGGTTATTTATACAGGCATGAGATGGACCCTGACACAACATCTACACCAATACCAAGAGATGTGACTGTGACTCCACCAGCAGATATACAAGCTTTATCTGGAAAAACAAATAGAGTAGTTTCTAAAGGGATAAATTTAGAGAACCACCCGAATGTTGCTGATGAGGCACACCTTTGCTTTGCAGAAACGGGTGCAGTTGAAGTTGGGACAGGGGATAACCTGTATTCAGTTAAACAAATAATTTCTGACTCAGATGCGGGTGAAAATGGTCTGCGCCTAAGTGTGACTGTAGCTGATACACCTGATGATGAAACACCACTTGTTAAAGGGCCATATACTCTTGAAAAAGATGGTTATACAGACACAAGATTCATGGGGAGACAAACCCTACTTAGGGTTGAGAGTCCTTTTGACCAAGATTGGAGACTGGGAGATATTAGATTCGATGCTTCTGTTGGGGGTAAGAGATGAAAACTCAGAAGCCACTACCTAACCCCCCTGATGAATATGAAAAGAAATATATGTTCGACTTGGCTAGTTTGGTTATTGATGAAGAAAGTACAACTCTTAAAGTAGACCGTGACAATATAATGGACAAAGGTTCAATAATATTAAGGTCACCAAACGGGAGCTTTTTCAGGGTAGTTGTTGCAGATAATGGAACACTTTCAGCAACAGCAGTAGCAACTGTATCCAATAGGCCAGTAACAAGTGTAAATCCGTATGTATGAAACATACTATTGTCCATCCAGATGACATTGATTCAATCTGGCATGAGGTAGAACCACTCATTAAAAAAACGAGTGACGATCTACTAGATGAAAAAGATGTTTACAGTTTTCTTAAAGACGAGACATATACACTCTGGATAATAAGTGACGAGCATAATAAAATAGTAACCGCCATTACAATGACTATATTAAAATACCCAAGAGATTATGCGTGTAAAATAGTAACTTGTGGTGGTGATAGAATGAAGGAATGGCTTGATGAATTTTTGGAAAGATTAGAACTTTTAGCGAAAGAACGTGGCTGCTCGTATATTGATATAGACGGACGGTGTGGCTGGTCGAAAGTATTAAAAGGTTTTCACGTTGATTATATAACATTAAGGAAAAAGATATAAGGAGAATTATGGGAAGTGCAGCGAGTGCAGTAACTGGAGCAGTTGGTCAGGTAGCAGGAATGCTTGGTGGCGGTGGCGGTGGCCCTGCAACAGGTAGTTCTTCTTCTACAATAGATGCAGATACTAGAAAAATTAGGAACCAAGGTTTTGATTTAGCTAGTGATGTAGCAAACAGGAAATTCCAGAAATATGGCGGGGATAGATTCGCAGCCCAATCGGGTGACACTACGCAATCCCAACAAGACATACGAGGAATGCAGGGTAGAGGGCAAGAGGCTTATGGGGCTGCTGGCAAGGTTGGTCAAGATGTATCTGGATATTCTGCCGATCAGGTAGGTCAGCAATCTTTTCTACAGGGTCCGAGTGTCCAAGATTATATGTCTCCACATACAACAAATGTTATCCAAGCAGCCCAGCAAATGGGTCAGGAAAATATCCAAAAGAATTTACAAGATCAATATGCAACTAATACCAGAGCATTAGGTGGAGGCGCAGGGTCAAGAGCAGCCCTTGAAAACGCAACTGTACGTCTAGAAGGAATGAAAAATATTGACCGTGCAACTCAGGATATGTTAGAAAAGTCTTTTGGTCAAGCATCACAACAAAAACGCCAAGACATGACAATGGACCAACAACGTCAAATGGCAAATCAACAGGCGGGGATGCAGGAACAAGACATAAGGCTTAGAGGCGCACAACAACAAATGGGTGCTGCAGATGCTGGCAGACAGGCGGGTTACCAAGATGCTAAGATGCTGTCTCAAAGTGGAGCGCAACAAGAGGGCTATGACCAGAGACAGAAGGATTGGGATTATGATCAACATATAGAAGGGAGAGATTGGGATAAAAACAATGCCATGTTCTTGTCTAATATCGCAGGGGCAGCTCCGCATGGGACAACCACTACCTCAACCCAAGCAGGGGGACAATCCGGTAAGGGTGGCCTTGGCGGTGCATTAATGGGTGGTATTGGTGGCTTCTTACAAACAGGTTCACCTTGGGGCGCAGCCGCAGGTGCAATTGGTGGTCTATCATAGGAGATAAAAATGCCATTAAAACGAGGAAGAAACATAGAAGGACTACTAAAAAATAAATCAAAGATGCCAGACTTTTTACGGCAGGGGCTTTTATCTGAGAGGATTAATGCAATGTCTCCATCTGGTCCGTCTTCATTTGATAAAGGGTATGCAGATTCTGAAGCGATGGAAGAAAGGTTAATGGATGAAGCATCTATGTCAGGTGGACAGAGTCCAGATTGGGAAAGTCTACCTTCATCTGGTCCAAGTGTTTACCAACAAAATTATTCTGATCCTGAAGCGATGGAAGAAAGATTAATGAATGAAGCATCAGAACAAGGTGGCGGTGTTGATTGGGAAAGTCTACCCTCGTCTGGTCCGGAATTGTTCCAAAAGAAAGGTGATACATCTTTAGATTCTTTTATAAAATCCTCTAACCGATCCAATGAAGAAAGAGGTATTTGGGATGATGTTAAAGAGGGAGCATCTGGTTTGTATGATAAAGCTAAAGGTTTATTAAATTCAGAAGAAGAAGGTTCCAATATCCAAGAAATTACAAATCCTGCTTTTGCAAAGCTACTAGGGTCTAGTCCAATGATGGATGAAGGTAGTTTAGGTGAAGCAGAAGGTGCAGAAGCCGCAAGAATTTTAGAAAAAAGACAGGCGGTATATGGTATGGATGACCTAAACCAAAAGGGACCAAGAGAAGATACTGAAGGAGAATCTGCATTAGATAGAATTGGTGCGGAAGACCGTGGACGGATTGCGGCAATGGCAGATTTTAAAGGAGAGGAAGAGGGTACTGGAAAATATCAAGGCGATAACCAATTTGGTGTTCTTGGGGAGAAGTTGTCCGGTGCATATGATAGTGTAAAAGATTTGTTTGGTTCCGGTGGTGAAGATAGTGCAGAAGATAAAGCAGGGAAGAAACAACTGGGAGCGG